GCCATTAGCAGTAGCAGCAGTCGTTCTTGCATTTGCAATAGTCCCCGAAGCACTGTTGGAAGCATTAATAGCGGTAAGACCAATGCCGTTTCCAGAAACAGAAGTAAAAGTTCCTACGTTAGCAGTAAAGCTGCCTGACGAATCACGAGACACAATCGTAGAAGCGCCGTTAGCCTCAGACGCTGTAGTTCTTGCGTTGGCTACGGTTCCAGATGAAATGTTGCTGGCGTTGATAGAAGTAATGGTTGCACCAGCACCAATAAAGTTTGAGGCAGTTACGTTGCCTGCGGTAAATGCGCCATTGGCATCCCGAGCCACAATAGTAGAGGCGCTGTTTGCATCCGAAGCTGTTGTTCTAGCATTGGCAATCGTGCCGCTGGTAATGTTTGAAGCATTAATAGCCGTAAGTGCTACGGCATTACCAGTAATGTTTGTAAAGTTACCCGTTGTGCCGTTAAACGTTGTGGCGTTAGATGTGGTTGCCGTAATAACATTACCCGCAAAAGAACCGTTTGCATCACGAGCTACGATTGTGCTTGCTCCGTTTGCCGAAGCAGCGGTTGTTCTATCGTTAGCTAAAGTACCTACAGAGATACTGGAAGCGTTAATTGAGACGTTAGCGGCGTTAGTTAGTTGGCCTTGAGCATTGACTGTAAACTGTCCAACAGCCCCGTCGTTACCATATTGCGCTGCAGTAACCGCTGTATTAGCGATGCTAAATGTAGTATTTGTAAGGCTTAAACCTGTGCCAGCGGAATAAATCTGAGCAGAGCCAATTTGCGCAAACGTAATATCTGTTGTGCCAAACGTAATGGTTCCTTGGGTGTTGCAAGTGTAGACCTCACCAGCGCCTGTATCGCCAGACTCAACAAAAAATGTAGAGCCTTCGCTTAGCCCAGCAGAACTAGCAACAACGTAGGTATCAGCATCGGTTGCGCGAGTTAGAACCCACTGCGCAGAAACGTTTCCTGGATTAGTAACTGTGTATACACCGTTTTGTACCGCGTTTGCTTGGGTGTAGACTAAAACACGGGCTGTATTCGACAGCGTTACACCATCAATAACAAGCGCTACGTTAGATCCGTTGTTTGTAAGAGTTGCTCCTACACCATTACCAGCACCATTTGGCTGGACGTATACAGCATTTAAAGCAGTTGGGGACTCAACAAGAACAGGCTCATGGTAATGAACACCAGCAGCAACAATATCGTCTACGTACTGTTTATTAACAATATCTGTAGTATTTGATGCATTAGTGCTGATTGTTCCAGCTGTTAATGTAACCGTATTAGCTGTTAAGTTGGTTGTGTTGATATTAGTAAACGACACAGTATTTGTGCCATTACCGCCAATTTCTACTAAGCCAGTAGCCTGGTTCAAATAAACTGCTTCTTCAGCTGGCTGAGTAATAAATACCTCAAGACCACTTGCACCAGCAGTAAAGTTAACTGCCGATCCTGAATTAGATGAAGAAAGAACCGTAGTCCTAGCTAACGTAGCTGGAGACGTGAACGTACCAAGACCAACTTCCCACTCGCTATCAACTCCAGCGGTTAAGTTATGGATGGTGTAGTAAACGGTAGAACCAGAAGCAATGGTGGCATTAAACGTTTGATAGCCAGGAAATGCACCACCAAGCGTAATATTGCCTGTGCCAGAGCTAGAGCTAGTTTCTTTAACCCTATCTTTCAGAATCAAAGCCATAAGGCTCTCCTAATTAACTAGCTGTCAAACGAATAATGGCGTTGCTTGCGTCCGCAGTTGGGAAGTTCACCGCAAAAGTACCGTTGGTCGATGTCTTATCGCCACCAAAAGCCAATACAGCAACAGCCGCATTTGCCAAGTTAGCGTTATAAATCAAAGCGCCGTTAGCGGTAATTGTTGCATTTGCCCACGAAGTATTTGAGAACGAGATAAAAGCCACGTTGCCAGTATTTGTTGGGGTTACGCTAACCGATAAAGTATTGCCGCCAGCACTGTAGTTGCCCGCAGAAGCTACTTCGTTGCTTGTAGAGTATGCAGTTGTGTCTTCACCTAAAGTAGCAGAACTGGTATACAGCGCTAATTTAAACGTGTTTGCTGAAAAATTATGCTGACCATTCAAAATTTGAACTTTGAACGATGTAGCCATTCCTTGGGTAATTGCCATTTTTTGCTCCTAAAAAAATTATCTAACAGGCCCAGGTACGGGCAGTCTAAGTTGTCCATCACGGTAGGCACTGCGTCTATCTTTACCATCACCCAAGTCTTTGAGTAACGCTAAGGATTCTTGGTACTTCTGTTCGTAGTATGTAACTAAGTCTTGTTCACCTTTTTGGAAGATGATAGCCTCACGCAACGAACCATACAACAAAACTGATTCAAAGTTCTCACCGAGCCAGCTAGTGCCAGTTGGGTTTTGAACATTATTTACAGGTACTGAGAATCCACTTCCAGTACCGCCTATTGTAGAGGTTGCAGCGCTCAATGTGTTACCCACAACATATAAATATCCTGGGTTTGTTAAAGTAACTGCAGTTACTATTCCGCCCGATACAGTAATCGTTGCAAGTCCGTTAGAGCCATCGCCACCAGTCAAAGCTACGCCTTCATATATACCATCGGTATATCCCGATCCAGGGGTAATAGTGCCAAAGCCAGCAAGTCCGCCCTGTACGATCGTAGTAGGGTAGTAGTAATAGTGCAGTTCTGTCTGGTAGTTTGCGTCAGGGCTTGGGCCAATAATGTAAGTGTACGGGCTGAACTGCGCATAGTATCTTGGCAGTCCTTCATCATTAGGATTAGGGTACGCTTGGCGGATAAAGTTAACGTCTTTATCAATCAGATACTCGTAGTTGCCATCTGCGTCAATAACCGCAAGGGAGAACGAGGCTAAATAGTCTTCAGGTAGGGCTAAATAGTGATCGCTCTGGGTAAAGTTACCAATGACATTCTTACGAATAGCAGGAATCTGAACGGCGTTGTACACCCGCTCTTCACAAAGCTGGACAAAGTTAGGAATGTTGAATACAAATAACTGCTCTGTAGACTCAGCGTAACTTTGGATTGCTTCAGATAACTGCTGGTAGTTCATTAGCCCATCTTCCCGCTAGACATTTTACCTTTAGTAGCAGCGCCAGTGCCCCGCATTTGAATTTTGCCATAACGATTCTCAGGAGGGTAGTTGCCCTTACTGATACCAGCAACAGACATATTGAGCTTAGTCATGCACTCAGCGCCAGTTTCGGCTTTGTCGTAGGTGTTTATATTGGTAGCTTTACCGTCCATTGTGTGCGGTGCGGCATAAACCTCAGCGGGTCCTACTTCCTTACCGCCTTTTTTCATAGAGAACTTAGCCATGATTAGCCTTTCTTTTGAGCAGCGATCTTAGCAAGACCACGACCCATTTTTTTCATATCTGCATTAGTCTTGCCGCCTTTAGAGCCGCTGTGCTTTGGGCCCTTCTCAATACCTACTGACGGGCCTGAATCACCAAGGTTTTTACCTTTGGTTTTGCCTTGTTTGGTAATGCCATCTGCGCCTGATTTGTACATTTTAAACTCCTATGTTGTCGTTACCGTTACTGTACCAAGTACTACCGCTGGTGCCAAGTCATTTGGTGTTAAACCTGCGTCTGGACCCCTACTGCCCCCAACTGGGTTCCATCCCCACTGAAACACTCTACTACCTAATTCTGGACTACCAAACCCATCTGGACCAATACCCGTCTGGTTAATCTGCAAGCCACTTTGTCCTGATACCAAATAACTCACGTCTGGTCTTGGTTCCCGTACTGCCTGCGGATCATTTACTGGATATAAGCCTAATGACAACTGAGGCTGATCTGGATCCCAACAAGCCGGGCAAACCTTAACTTGATATGGCTTTGTCTTTAATATCTGTATCTTTAACTCCGTAAGCTTATACCGCTGCGCACATCTGTCGCACTCGGCAATTGCATATTTTCCAGAAGCAAATCTACTTGGCATGGCATATCATCGGTAATAAAACGAGTTACGGGGCACAAACCGAATAGGGGCTTTTTCCCGGTCTTCTTGCTCTGCTAATGTCCACTGTTGTTCATAGTCAGATTTGAGCATCATTATGCGGTTTGGATCTACCCCAGGCATCTTGACACTTAACTGATAAGCTAAACCAGCAGTCATGCAAGGGATAAAACGGAACGGGATGTCTTGTGTACGAATACCTGTACCTGCATCCTGAATACGACGCATTCTGTAATACACAAATGTGTACTGTGTTCCAGGTGGGTTAGGAGTAGGCCAGACGTTGATGCACGGTAAGTTATTGGTATATACCTCTGCAGCCGTTAAATGGCTTGCCGCTGTTGTACCGTTCTGACCCCGCCAAGCGTTCAGGATCTGATTCCCTACGATGTTCTGATAGCCAATAGTCTCGTTGTCAATATTGATAAACCCCTGAGTTGGGAGGTTAGCAGCATTAACTAGGGTAATTGTCGTGTCATCTGCATCAATAGCCCCGTTTAAAGCAGCCTGTGGGGCGTTTGCAACGTTGCCTGACTGTCGATTAATCCAGACCTGAATTGGACGCCCTGTAGCGTTTTTATTAGGGATGGTGATGTATGTAGACTCGCTGATGCGGCTAATGTTGATGTCAATTTGATTGTTTCCCGCACCATTATTGGTACGCACTACAGTATCTAGAAGATCAATTGTGTCTACAGGAATAGGATAAATAGCCTGACCAGTGTTCATCAGAATCTGACCCTGCTCAACTGTCCAAAGGTTAATACCTCGATTAGCCCACTCAATTGTCAATAGGTTTAAAGACCGCCGTGCAGTACGGAAGTCATAACCTGATCGAACCTCTAAACCGCAACGCTCAAA